AAAGTTTTTCCAGTGCTGCTTTCTCCAGCAATGGCAGTGATCTTATTAGAAGACACACCACCATATATACTGCCTGAACACAACCCATTAAAGATATAACTTCCTGTATCAACGAATTGTTCGACTTCATCAATTTCTGACGCCAGTTTTGTAAAGTCATCACCTATTTCTTTTACAATATCTTTCAAAAAATCCATTAGATTACCATCCCATACTTTTCACGTAAAATTTTCTTATAGGCTCCATCAGGATTTTCATCCTTAATTTCTTTAAAAGTTTTTATCTTTTGATATAATGCAACGTCCCCACCAAGTCGCATGGCGCTTATTATTTTTGACAATTCTCTGTCGTTAATAGGAATTTCCATTAGGAGAAAAATGATTCTAGGTTTACAGTTTTTTCTACATTCCAACCAATCGCATCAAGAATGGTTTTTAAAGGTTCAACAAATGCCTTTTCAAATTGTAGATCATAATCAATATATTTGTCAAGATCAAGTTCTTTAGGGAAATCTTGAATAAAAGAAATCACATTTTCATGAATACTATTTGGTTTCTTCAAATAGCAGAACTTAATTTTCTCACCATTCTGGATGAGAGAATATTTATTGTCCAATTTATTCTTTTTAATATAATAATTAAACAAAAGTGCTCCCCTCGCATGAATGGGAGTTCCTTTAGCATATATTGTTGAATATGCTTGATACTTTACAACATCAGATACAGATCGTGGAAATGAAATTTGTTCAGGAGGAAGAGATTTAAATTTTATTCTAGAATTTTCAATAAAGTCAATCACTTCATCTTCCGTTCCACTCATCATCAATTTCAATGCATCCTTAATCATAGTCCTACAAGGTGCGGGTGTAGAGGATTTAACTGCCTCAATACCCATCATCTTTAATTTAGGTTCCATGTATGAGACCCCTTCACTATTCCACACGTTGAGAATATATCGCTTCTTCGCAGTCCAGATACCACGATCAGCAATATTCTCACGCTTCATTTGCATTTTTTGGTCATACGCCGAGACATACGATGCCAAAGTCTGGTAACACTTATCAATGTACGGTTCAAACTTATCTTCGCAGATTTTGTCAAGTAACCCCACAATCGCACCCTTATCGCCAGACTTATTACCAAAAAATTTATCAACAACAGGTCCAAGATTAAGATATATTGAATCAGTATCAGATGCAATTACATAATCCTCGTCGTTTGTTTGCAACAGTTTATTTAGATACTGATTCATCTTACGCTCAATCCAACGGATTGAAACTTGTCCAGACAGAGTGATCGCTTCTGCATTTGCTAGTTTGTAATACCTAAAATATTGATTACCAATAGCACCATAAGCAGAATTGAGAGAAATCTTCTTTGCCATTTGAATGTTGTTACATCTGGCAATTTCCTTTTCCAATGTCTTGGTAGGAGTTTTTTCATACTCCTGCTTTGCCTGAAGCATTCGCTTCTTAAAGATTACACGATCCCCATACATCTTCTCCATGAGTTCTGGCAAAAACCCACGAATATCTTTACGATACATTGCTCCATTTGGACACACTACATTATCCTCATAAGATTCAAAGTTTATCTCCTCATTAAGGATTCTATCAACTGTAACCGTTGGATGTTTCTCGTCGAGTAGGGTCTCGGGCGAAATATTATACTGCATAATGAGGTGAGGGTAAAGACTATTAAGGTCAAAACTAACAACCCAATCATACTTTCCTGGAATCGGTTCCTTAACATATGCACCTGCATACTTTTCGTTTTTTTGAGATCTATTCTTTGGTGGGATAACAACATCTCTTTTCTTTAGATAATTGTAAATAATATTATCCCACATCCTTACTTGATAGAATACATCAATATAATTAACCTTAGCATCATAAGCCATGGTCAATGCAAGTTCAATCAGTTTCATCTTGTCTTCCAATCGGTCAACAAGTTCTACATCAACAATGTTATATTCAATAAACTTCTGCCACCCATGTGTATAAAAATCTTTAAAAGTATCAAACTCAGAGTGGTCAAGTTTTTTCTGTCCTAATTCTACCTCTGCAATATAATCCAGTCTATAAGATTCTTGTGCTTTATAAGTAAACTTCTTATATAGGTCAAGATAATCAAGTTGACTTACTCCACCAACATCAAATGTGATGTGTTGCCTTCCTTTAATATATGTTTCTCCTTCGGTCACTAGACCCCATGGAGAAAAACGCTTCATCAACTTTTCACCCAATACGCGATTGAGTCTTTTGCAGATATATGGAATATCAAACAGTTGGATATTCCAACCAGTTACAACATCAGGAACATCAACCATCCAATAATTAATGAAGTGATTTAGAAGTTCTTGTTCTGAAGGGCAATAGTGATAAGTTACATTCTCTTGCTTATTGACAAATGGTTTCACACCCCAAGTGATGATTTTCTTGGTGGTGTAATCCTGAATCGTGATTGCAAGAATCTCTTCTGATGCAGACTCTACATCTGGGAATCCATGTTCAGCTGTTGTTTCAATATCAAGCGTAACAAGCTTGATCTTACTGATGTCGAATTTGATTTCATCTTCAGGATATTTTTCAGAAATATATTGGTAGATATATCGGTCATTTCCATAAATAGCAAACCCATCAACTTCATTATATGTCTTATAAAATTCCCTACAATCCCTAACAGTGCCAGGATGCACTTCTTCTACATACTCTCCACTCAATGTACGATACTTAGAATTTCTTTTAGATTTCACAAACAGAGTGGGAAAAAACTCATCTCTATGTTCATACCTCTTACCATTATCAACTCCACGAACAAGAAATTGATTTCCAATCAATTGAACATTAGTATAAAAACGCATTACTTAAGTAAATCCTGATATTTTTCAAGTAAAGTTGGGGTTGGATCTGCAAGAGTTATAATCTTGTCAGAACTAATCATAAAAGTATCTTCTCTAGTATACCCACATAGAAAAGGTTCTAATGTTTGTTGTTCAGTTGTAATATATGGAGAAATTAATTTACAATCTGGTTCTCCAATTTCTGATCCAACTTCTTCAATCTGTGTTATCAGAATTTGGTTGTTCACCAATACAACTAGTTTGATTGTTTTGTCCATGTTCAATTACATCCCTTGTATACATTTCTTTTAGATTATCAACTGGTTCAACCATAGTCACCAACCAGTCTGCAGGTACTGGAATCTTATGATCTTTGGTGAGAGGCATCCAAGGATACAAAGCAATTTCAACACCAGGAGTATCATCTTCCTTCATGCTTGGTTTCAACATTTTAACCACACAAGGTTTAGTCATATAATAACCAATTACTTTATCATCCATAAGCATCTCACTAATATCAGAGATAATATCTTCACCTGATTTGAGTAGTGCTAATTTAATAGTCATAATTTTTTAGTTTCCTTCATATATTTTACCAAGAAAAAAGAGGAGCGTCAACTGGATTGTGCCAGTTACCCCTCTGCTGCGACGATATTTGACAAGGTAGCCAGAACTATTTAGTTTGATTTTCCATCCATGCGCTAATTGTCGCATCATACTCAGCAGTATGTTTGAATGCTTCTAATGCAAATTGAGTTTTTAATTCATCCACTGCAATGGAAGATACATCACCATTCAATGCATCAAGAAAAATTCCATACTGATTAGGATTAGTCAATACAGCAACATCTTTATGATTCTTTGCTGCCGATCTTACCATACTAGGACCACCAATATCAATATTTTCTATTGCTTCTTCAAAGGTTACATCTGGTTTAGCAACTGTCTCTTTAAATGGATATAAATTAACTGCAACAATATCAATGATTTCAATGCCATTTGCATTACGATCTAAATCATGTAAAGGATGTCCACGCTTTGCAAGAATACCACCATGAATCTTTGGATGTAATGTCTTTACTCTACCTTCAAGAATTTCTGGCGAACCAGTATATTCAGATACCTTCATTACAGGTATACCTGCTGCACTAATAACCTTATAGGTTCCACCACTAGAGATAAGTTTATATCCTGCACGAACTAATCCTTCTGCGAAATCAACAATACCGTCTTTGTTTGATACGCTTAATAATGCATAACTCATAATTGTTTAATGTAAAAAATGTCGTTTGTTTGTCATTATCATAGTCATTCCCAATTGATTACATACATCAATAGATTCTTGATCTTTGATGCTTCCTCCTGGTTGAATAACTGCTTTAATTCCATATTCAGATGCCATTCTCACAGTATCGCCAAATGGGAAAAATCCATCACTTGCCAGTACAGCTTCATTGACATTAGCACCACTATTTAACGCTATCTTGCAAGACCCCACACGATTCATTTGTCCAGCGCCAATACCAATAGCACATCCACTATGTGCAACAACAATAGCATTTGAACGTACATGACGAACAACCTTCCATGCAAAGGTAAGGTCATTTCTCTCTAGATCTGTTGGTTGACGTTCAGTACAAACTTTCCATTCACTATCATCAATCGGTTTGTTATCCTTTTCTTGCACCAAAACACCACCCAAAATACTTCTAACATTGTATGGGTTATCTTGAATGTTATCAATATCCAGTTCCAACAATCTTAGATTCTTTTTAGTGGAAAAAACCTCTCTTGCAATTTCACTAAACTTAGGAGCAACAATACACTCATAAAAACCATCAACAAGTTCCTGGGCACATTCACCAGTTACTGTTTGATTGAGTGCAATAATACCACCAAAGCAACTTACTCTATCACAATCTAATGCTCTAATAAGTGCTCCATACACATCTGTTCCAATTGCAACGCCACATGGATTTGTATGTTTAATTACTACAGCAGCAGATTGTCCCTCAAACTCTTTTACAGTGGAAACGGCTGCTTCTAAATCTATAAGATTATTATAACTCAGTTCCTTACCTTGAAGTTGATTAGCATTTGATAGTCCCTTATCGGGATAAACACACCAAGTTGCTCCTTGGTGTGGATTTTCCCCATATCTAAGCGACTGATTAAATTTCAATCCAGTAAGTAATTTGGATGAATCCAGTTTCATTATCCATTATCATAAGCAAAGATATTATAACACACAATTCAAGGTGGATGCAAGCACCTTGAATGTTTTCATTTTATATTAGAACCAATCCTTTCTGGCATGATGCTCTGGAACAATCTTTCCAAGTTCCACAACAAGTAGACCATCCTCAAAAGTAACAGATCGAATTTCTGTTTCATCTGCAATTGTCCATACTCTAGTAAAGTCTCTTTGTGCCAATCCTTTATGAAGATAGGTTCCATCAACTTCTGTCGATTCTTTCTTACCATCAACATAGAGTTTTCCATGTTCAGTATAAACCTTTACATCATCCGCCTTAAACCCTGCAAGTGCAATTTCTAGTTTTGATACTACATTACTAACTTGGACAAGATTATATGGAGGATAATTAGAATTCGTTGCATCACTATTAAAAAAACGATCAAAATAATCGTCCATTCCAATGCTGTTCTTATTAATCTTCTCCATTAGTTCGGGAAGATTTGCAGCATGATACCTGGCTAGTGCCGTCATGATAGTAGCTCCTTTAAAAGCGAGTTTGTGTTTTGTGGACCCCGAAGGCATCCATACTTATTTATAACACAAAACTCAAATAAAAGCAGTAGGGTTTACCTCATTCATAAAGAAGATTTCCTTTTTTTGTGTATATGAGTAAGATAAAAATTTGAATAATTCACGATCACTAGAAGGATCAATAATATAGTGTTAAACGTCATTCTTCTTGAGTCTTACCTTTTTTTCCAATGTTATACTTTTGCTCTAAGATCCACTCACCCTTATCTTTATATGCAAGAACCTTAATTTGATTGAGTGGTGCAATATCTGATACTGCTTCTTCTTTTACTACAGTAATAAGTCCCCAATCAGCAAGAAGACGAGCAATGCGATTACGACGTTGTACATCGTTAACTGTGAGATTAGCATGTTTACCATCAAGTGCAAATAATTCTTTAAAGTGAACAATATAATACCTACCTTGCTTATGCAAAATATGGCACGATTGATAAAGTTTCTTTTCCTTCCTGGACGCAACTCCAATCCTTGTTAAGGTCTCACGAACTTTTAAAAAGTCATCAGGTTCATTAAGAAGTACCTCCACCATTTGGTCTTGTGACCATTGTACTGTAGGTTCTACCATAGTACTCATTTCATTCCTCCAGTGTCAAGTCGTTGTTTAATAAAATCTAGTTGTTCTTGTGTAAGAATTTTCAGAGCTTGATATGCTTTCTCATTACTATAACCATAGTAATGTTTGACACATTCCAAATCTTTAACTTTATCCTTTCGGATCCAGGGAGAGAATCTCTTTCTTTTCCTCAGACTATTTAGATAAAACGAATATTGCATATCTTTATCTAAATTTAGATTGAGATTCATTGCATTAGCAAACATTATACAATCCAAATGTCCAGACAAACATCGATTGATAATGTATGGAGCATAATCCTTTTTACATTCAGGATCTTCCTCCATCAAATTATTCTTATTAAAATTAATGGAGTTCAGCCAATCTTTGAGTTCTGTCATAATAAATTCCAGCGTTAATAACCATTCCAACCATCACCAACCAATATACTAACAACAATACAATACCAGCTGACCATTTTCTACCAGTATATTTACGCTCTATTACTTTACCAGAATATTTACGTATCATTATCTTATAATCTGAATATCATCATCTTCTGTCCAGAGTTCAACCTTATCTCTAAACCTTCCATCATTCTTAAGAGTTTCATATCTCTTAGATGCTTTACGCTTCCACCAACTAATTATATTCTCAAGATGAAACTTATCCCAGTTTTGACCAGGAATCAATTTATCCTGCTCGCCAAGAATAACCTCACGAACATTTCCATACCCATAATCAGAAATATAAAATCTCTTCTTCTGAGTAAGACCAAATGCCATATCAATTATGGCATTAAACTTCTTAAGTTTCTCATTATCATTAAGACTATTTCTAATAATAGAAATCATCTTAGTCTGACGTTTCATCTTTTTTGATGACGCCTTATTATCAGTCAAAGGAGTATTGTCGTTGAGCATAGTAAAGCGATCATGAAGGCGATGGAACACCTTATCATGGAGCAGTGGGAGAAACTTACTCTCTGTTAGACCTTTATACCTCATAAAGGGTTTAAGACCATCATACTGCGATGAAGAAGTTGTAGAACCGTAAAGTGAAGTAGTCTCAAAGAGTCCGATATCCTTTTCAAAAACTTCATTCAATACCTCTCTTGCAAAATGAGAAACACAAAGAAGAGAAAGAAGTTTTCCTCCAAGATAATTATACCCAAAAGGTTGTGATGGTACAATAACAAACCCCATCGCAGCATGACGATTAAACACAGACAGGTTGGGTGCTTTACCTAACCAAGTATTTCTTGGTTTAGAATTAATGGTCGGAGAACCGAACCTAATAAACCCAAGAACCTTTTGCGTTCTCTTCTCATACACCATCCAACGAAGTTCTCTTCCTGGAATATTACTTTCGTTGTTATGGGATGATACTGCCTTTAAAAGATTTTTATAATGATCTTGAGGAATCGATTGCTGAAAACGATTTCCTACAAATTTAATATCAAACTCCATCTCTTCTGGATGAATATCTTCATTAAAAAATTCATCCTGAAGTGGCATCAATTGATTTGTTTGAGTTATGACTTCTTTCTTTACATATCGAAGGTAGTCTTCAATTGATGTAAAATTTTCAAAGTAATTAATAAATTCGTCAGCAGCCCATGCAGCATCCTCTTCAGAAATAATCATTCAAATTTTAGGAATTTTATATTCTTCAACCTCAACCATTACTGCATCAAGAATTCTATTAACAGAATCTGCCATAACACGATAACCAGTTCCAACATAAAGTTGTCCAACAAATACTGATATAGTTGCAGTACTCCAGAAAAGATAATAAAATTTAGATTTAACTTGATGCCTTTTATTTTTTTTAGTCATTTGATACTTCCTAGGTTCTTTCCTGCTGTTGTTTGGTCCACAACTGGGATCTACGAATAGACTCCAATCTAGCAGATTCAAACTCCTCTGTCCAGTCCTTTAAATCTTCACCCCAATCTTCTTCATACTCTTCTGGCACATAATTAAAAGAGATCCTTCTTACTCTTCTACCTTGACAATCTCTCACTTCTTGTGTGCGTATAG